ATCTATGCAGGAAGTTACATCAACAAAAGCAAAGAATCAGCAGAACAGATCAAAGCAGTAAAGATTGAGTATGTTTTGAAGTATCAGAAGTATTGCGATTCAGTTACCATCTTTTGTATTAACGAATATGATATTGTAGGAAGATGCAAGAAATGATCGCAGAACTAAAGGAAATACAAAAGACATTTCCGAATGCACACATCCGGTATAATGCCGAGACAGATACACACTTTATCTCTTTTTTTAGTGTAAAATATTACAGTTCATTATTTATTAATTAATTATCTTTACAAAAAACAAAAACTATGGAAAAACAACTAACACATTGGAAAAAATTACAGAATCCGTTATACTTAGGATCGTATGACTTTCAACCTGGCGAGGAACGTATCGTAACAGTTAAAGATGTTAAACGAGAAATGGTTAAAGGTCAGGAAGGAACTGAAGAACATACCATCGTTCACTTTACTGAAGGTTACAAACCAATGATCATGAATGCCACCAACAGTAAAATGCTGACTAATCTTAGCGGATCTCCTTATGTTGAGAAATGGATTGGAACATCATTCAAGTTAGTGGTGATTAAGATTAAAGCATTCGGAGAGTTTATTGATGCATTGCGGATCAAATCTGAGAAAGTAGTTAAGACATTGCCTGATCTGATCTTAGACAGTCCAAACTTTATCAAAGTAAAGGATGCAATCACAAATGGCAAAGCTACAATCGAGCAGGTAGAAACCAAATACAAGTTAAGTAAGGAGGTTAGAGATGCGATTATTTAAGATCAGATGCTCACAGATTGGACAAATAATGTCCAATGCTAAGGTTAAAGGAGAATTATCAGCAGGATGTAAAACTTACTTAGAGAACTGGTATGCCAATGATAATGAAGAAATCCATTCTAAATACTTTGATAAGGGGAACATGGTTGAGATTGAATGTATTGACTTAATGGCATCTGTCTTAGACAAAGGATTAGCATTTAAGAACGATGAACATAAGGAAGATGAATACTTTACTGGTACTTGCGATGTGCAGTTAGATGATACTATTGTAGATGTTAAGTCGGTATGGGGAAGAAAAGGACTTCATGCAGCTTGTAATGGATTAGATAAGGATTACGAATGGCAGCTTAGAGGATACATGCACCTGTATAATAAACCGAAAGCCATTCTATTCTATGGTCTATGTGATACACCAGAAGAATGTAACTATGGTAATGAGGTGATCTACTCAGATATGCCGATTGAGGAAAGATGGACTGCGTATAATGTGGAATCTGATTCCCAATTAGTCCAGGAGATTATTGACAAGGTTGTAAAATGCCGAGAGTACCTTGATGAGTATGCAAGTAAAATTAATAATAAATTAGGTAAAATTAACTAAAAACAAAAACAAATGAATCTAAAAGGCAAAGTAAAGTTAGTCGGACAAACAGAACAGGTATCCGATAAATTCAAAAAGAGAGAATTGGTGATAACAACCAATGACAATCCAACCTATCCACAACATATCTCAGTACAATGTACGAACGATAAATGTGTGATGTTAGATAATCTATCAGTCGGAACAGAAGTATCCTTAGAAATCAATTTAAGAGGCAGAGAATGGACAAGTCCAAAAGGTGAGGTAAAGTACTTCAATACAATTGAATGTTGGAAAGTCGATATAATTGGTACAGCACCGACCATGAAATCATTACCTGCTCCAGTAGTAGATGACCTTCCTTTTTAGGTAATTAGCTGATAATAAGACTGCTAATGAAAATTAGCAGTTTTTTTGTTACACTTCCATTACACATTCATTACACATTCATTACACATTGAAAATAGGTTAAAGTATTAATAATCAATAACTTAACCTAAAATGTTACACATTGCACATTGTTTTCGAAACTTTTTTAAAAAACAGCACGTTCTTTTTTTAAAATTTGAAATGATTAGAGAAATAATGTGTTAATGTGTAATAATTAAAATAAATAAGTACATTTGCATCTCCTCAAAATAAAAACTATGGTAACAATATTTAAAGATTTATACACTACATCAACACCTTTCTACAAGGATATAGCTTTTATATTAGAACGTATTAAGACTGGTAAGAGCAAAGAACTGGTTGAAGCCATTAGAAACGAGAAGAACAAAGAAAAGAGGGATGCATTAAAAATCAAACTTCCTGCAATCTTATTTAGTGGAACATTCAGCAATAGGAACGCAAAAGGACTAAAGGACCATTCCGGGTATATCTGTTTAGACTTCGATAAGTATGAATCTGATAAGAAGATGACCGCAGATCGGAAGAAATTTGAGAAGGATGAGTATACCTTTTCTGTCTTTACCTCTCCTTCAGGCAATGGTTTAAAGTTAATCGTAAAGATACCTCCAGTGGTAGAGAACCACAAAGATTACTTTATCGCATTGGAGAAGTATTACAATAGTGAGAACTTTGATATTGCTTGTAAGGATGTCAGTAGAGTATGTTATGAATCTTATGATGAGAAGATATACATTAATACGCAATCAAAGGAATGGAATAAATTTGATGAAATATTAGGATCATCGTTTATTGAAAATTCCCCTATAATAGTTTTGGAGGATGAGAACGAGATCATAAGCAGACTGATAAAGTGGTTTGATAAGAACTACAGCATGACTGCTAATAGGAATACTAATCTGTTTATCTTAGCTTCTGCTTTTAATGAATTTGGTGTATCTCAGGATAGCTGTAAATACTACTGCCAAAAGTTTATACAGAAGGATTTTACTGAGAAGGAGATAGAGAGAACCATCAGATCAGCATATTCCAAAGTATCAGCATTTAGAACGAAGTACTTTGATGATGATAAGAAAGTTATGCAGCTTCGTAAAGACCTTAAGAAAGGTGTAGGGATTGATGAACTTAAGAAGCAATATAAGGGAATCGATGTTGAGACCATACTTGAAAATACACCTACCGATATATTTTGGTTTATAACAAAGAACAATAAGATCGGTATTGATAATTTTAAGTATAAGACCTGGTTAGAGCAGAATGGATATTACAAGTATTATCCTGAAGGTAGTGAATCGTTCATACTAATTAGAATCGAGAACAACATCATTGATACAGTTAATGAAGTTAAAATAAAGGATTTTGTACTATCGTTTTTGTTAAAGCAGAAGGAATACGATGTGTATCAGTACATGACTAATCTACCAAAGTACTTTAAAGAAGATTTCTTGAATACCATTGACATCATTGACATCAGATTTAAGGAAGATACGAAGGATAATGCATACCTATACTTTAAGTCGAATGTAGTGGAGGTGTCATTGACCGGCATTAAGATAATTGACTACATTGATTTAGATGGATTTGTATGGAAGAAGCAGATCATTGATCGTGAATACAATGAATGTTTCTTTGAGGATTGCGTGTATAACAAGTTTATCTCATTAGTAGCAGATTGTGAGCAGGTAAGATACGATACAATTATCTCAGTAATCGGTTATCTGTTACATTCTCATAAGACCTCAGCCAATAACAAAGCAATTATTATCAATGATGAGACCATCTCTGATAACCCGAATGGAGGAAGTGGTAAAGGATTATTCTGTAATGCTCTAAAATTCGTTAAAAAGGTTGATACTATTGATGGTAAGCAATTCGATTTCAATAAAAACTTTGCTTACCAAACATTGAACGCAGATACGCAGGTGTTAGTATTTGATGATGTTGAGAAATCCTTTAACTTTGAAAGTCTATTTAGTATAATAACTGAAGGTATCACCATCGAGAAGAAGAACAAAGATGCTATAAAGATACCAGTATCTCGAAGTCCAAAGATAGTGATAACAACGAATTATACCATTGGAGGTGTAGGAGGATCATTTGATAGGAGGAAATTTGAGATTGAATTTAGCAGCTACTTTAATGCGCATCATACACCTGAGCAGGAATTTGGAGGATTACTTTTTGATGATTGGGATGATAAAGAATGGAATATGTTCTATTCATTCATGATTAGCTGTCTACGTTACTACATGGAGAACGGATTGGTTAAGTATGAGCATAAGAATTTAGAGTTAAGAAAGCTATACAAAGAGACAGCAACTGAATTTATCGAATTTATGGATGATGCAATGTTAGTACCAGGAGAAAGAATAAACAAAACGGATCTGTTTAATAGATTTATTACTGAGTACAAGGATTTTAACAAATGGCTAAAACAAAAAAGGTTTAAGATATGGATTGATACCTATGCCAATTATAAGAACTACAATACAGAACATGGTACATCCTTAGATGGTAGATGGGTAATGTTTAAAAATAAATAGAATATGCTAAAAAAACTAATCGAACTAAAGCATTTAGAGGAATGTAAGAAGTATCCATCAATGCCACCTGCGTACATTCCGCTAACTAAGTTTACCGATAAGACCGCCAATGGACTAACGAAGTGCGTAATTGCCTGGATTAATCTGCATGGAGGACAAGCTGAGCGAATTAATACTACTGGCAGAATGATTGATAAGACAAAGGTAGTATCTGATGCATTAGGACAGAAGCGAATGATAGGTAGTGTAGAATGGCAGAAAGGAACAGGAACAAAGGGATCAGCTGACATTTCTGCAACCATTCAAGGCAGGAGTGTAAAAATTGAGGTAAAGATGAAAGACAAACAGTCACTGGATCAGATCAAGTATCAGAATGCTATTGAGAATGCAGGAGGTCAGTATTGGTTAGTCCATAACTTTGATGAGTTTATCTTCCATTATGATTGCTTCATTGATTATCTGTCCGAAATATAGCATATATTTGTGACGAAGTTACCCTAATTCTATGTATAAAATAACTAACATTAACCCTGATTATTAGCTATAATGTTGGCTATTACAAACAAAAAGACGCATTTTGTGTAATATGTGCAACATTAATAAATAAAAACTATGAACGTACTATCACTATTTAACGGAATGAACACCGGACGCCAAGCATTAGAAAATGTTGGTATAAAAGTAAACAAGTATTATTCAAGTGAAATTAAACCATATGCAATTGCATTAACGCAACACCATTTCCCTGATACAATCCAAGTGGGAGACGTTACAAAATGGCGAGAATGGAACATTGATTGGGGTAAAGTTGATTTAGTGTTAAGTGGCTCACCTTGTCAAGATTTATCTGCAGCTGGTAAACGAGCCGGAATTAACGGAAGTAAAAGCAGTTTATTTTTTGTGTTTATTGAGATATTAGAACATATAAAATTACTGAATCCTAATGTTTTATTTTTACAAGAAAATGTTGGTAGTGCTGCAAAGTTAGATGTTGGAATAATGAGCCGAGCATTGGGTGTTTATCCCGTTCGAATCAATAGTTCACTTGTAACTGCCCAATTGCGTGACAGATATTATTGGTCAAACATAAGAACAAAACAAACAATGTTTGATTTGGTGACTGATATTCCACAACCAAAGGACAAAGGTATAATGTTTAAAGATATTATTACAAGTGGAAAAGTTGAAAGAATAAAGTCTTGTTGTTTAATGGAAAGTATTAGTAGAGTTCAACATACACAAGATGGAATTAAAAGTAGAGAAAAGTATGGAGTTCCTCAAATTTACGTTGATACCGATAAGCACACTTGTTTAAATACTGGCAGCGGTGCAACTGAAAAATCAAGTCAAAGATATTTAAAACACCGAAACGAAACAACCGGAATGCTTACATTAATTTACGAACATAACAAAGAACTAAGATGCAAGACAAATACTTTAAAAGGATTTGATATTGTTACTGAAAATGATTGTATTGATTTATCTTTTCCAACATCTAAAACAAGAAGGGGTCGAGTAACAAAAGGAAAAAGTCCTTGCTTAATGGAATCAAACAACAATCTTTATTCTTACAAAGATGGCATTGTAAGAACAGTAAACAAAGTTGAAATGTGCAGATTGCAAGGATTCCCTGATGACTATTGCGACATACTCACAACTGCAAAAGCGGGTAGTTTATTGGGTGACGGCTGGACTTTGCCAGTAATTGAACACATATTCAAATACATAACAATATAAAACAAGGTTATATCCTTACATTTGTTTTACAATAGAAAGGGTATAACCATTATAACTTAATTTTGCATTATAACACAACCTTTGTTACAATGCATTTAAAAAAATTAATATGTCAGATATAACCAAATGCAGAGGTGTAAACTGCCCAATCAAAGACCAGTGCAAAAGATACACAGCAAAGGAATCAGTATGGCAATCTTATTTTATGGAATCTCCTATTAAGGATGGTAGATGTGATATGTATTGGGGTGAGCAAAACGAAAGTATATTTAATCAGTTAAAAGAAATACTAAAAAAAAAGACTAATGAAAATA